TTAAGTAAATTAAATAAGTCATTCATCAGTCACTTCCTTTTTAGGTTTTAGCTGTTGTTGCAGCTTCTTTGTTTCCACCAATGCCGATTGTGCATTTGCGTTTATCTTTTTGGCCTCAATCAGAATCATCGCCGCAACTGGGAGACAAATGAAACAAACGATTCCAAAGAAAACCATTCCGGCAATCGCCCACTGAGCAACGCGATTTGCATCATCATCCACACCACCACCAGCCACACGACCGCCATTCCCAGACCCCACATTGCTAGGTCGATTTTGAGGTTTCGATGTCGCCATTCTTGTGCCCTCTTGTACCTTGCCTGCATTATCAATTGCTGTCTGGCGAACTCCTGCTCTTTTTCGATCTTGCCATACATACGTAAAAACCGGGAGTACAAGTCTTTCAACTCCCTCGGGGCGTAGACCATTGCTTCCCTGATCTGCTCACCTAAGTACTCCATCTGCAACTCAACTTCTACGCGCTCGATAGCCTTCCGCGCATTGTTTTGCTCAGGGCTGTATACGCTGATTGAAGCGAGTTCCAAGTCTTGGTAATGGCCTGTAATCTTTTGCTGGATGTCAAAGAACTCACCCAGCTGAGTACTGACTTTATGGACGACCTGCATCTGGAGAATTTCAGGGTCGGCGTCTCGTTTTGACTTAACCACGACCTGTGCCGCAGGTGCGTCCGTTGCCTGCGTCTCACTAGCTCCACGTAACTGCTTGAAGAAGCTGGAAGCCCAAACCCATAGCGCCTGTAAGACGCCGTAGGCTTCTTTTGCTTGCCCGACCAAAGACTCAGCCTGCTCTCTAAACTCGTCGACGGCGACTTGGCCTTCTCTGAGCATCTCGCACCCAGAGCGAATAGCGCTGACCGCGCTTTGAGCAAGAAGGAGTAGGCTGAACGGATCAATGAGTTACTCCGCTTGGTCCGCTGGTTCGGGCGTGTTGCCCTCTTCCAGCCATTTTAGGTAGGCTTGGTAGTCGGTGTTGGCGGAGTCAAAGGGGATTTCCCATCCGTCCGAGCGCAATACAGATGTCACTCTGTCTTCGGTTTTTTTAAGTTTGTAGGTAATCATTTATAACTCCGCAGAATAATTAAGTGCCGCAGTTGTATCATTGCCACCTCTTAAAATATTACTTAATCCCAAAGTGGTGGCGGTATTGCTAAGTGTCATACCAACAACAGGATTTCCTCCTCCGTCAGCAAGTCCAACACTTGTCGCTGTTCCAGCGTCTGCACCTAAAAGTGCAAGAGTACCAGTTTGTGAAAAAGAAGGATATGTTCTCATTTGAACGGGTAAAGCTATTTGAAATCTATAGCCAGACGCACTCGCAGCATATGCAGTTGGGTTTGCGAAATTAGCAAACGCATTTCCACTACCGCCATTACTTATTTTAATAAAATAACGCTGGCACAACATCAACTCAGTACCAATAGGACGGTAGTCAAAGCTCGTTGCTGTTGAGCCTTTTTCCAACTGGACGCCTGTGATGTAGAAGGTGGCGCTCGCAGTGCCTACAACGGAAACAGCCCCTGTGACTGAACCATAGTTTGCAGAAGCCCACGCACCAGCAGTTCCACTGAAAGTTGAACCAAAACCCAAGCTAAAAATGACGCTTATACCTACCCCGTTTGTTGCGCCCAACCATGTACCGCTTGTATCGCCCGGAATAATTACGCTAATCTGTGTCCATGTATTGGCGCTTGATATTGTGTAGCTAAATGGGTACGAGCGCGATGCGTCACTGTTTCTAATGGCGCCACCAAAAGTACCGGTTAATGAAGAGTAAACCAAAAACGACAAGGTAACAGTCTTAGCCCCGGCAGTACCCCATGCTAAATCAGCGGAGTTGTACCCTTCAATAAGTTGAATTATGCCAAAATAATCACTAGCACCGATTGAAAAAGCAGACGAAACAGTACAAGCCAAATAGTTTCTGAAGCCCGCAGAAACACGAGTTGCGTATCCAGTTTCTGTCGCGCTTGGCGTTTGTTGAACTGTAAATTTTGACGCTTGACTTGCTGAGTAATAAAACCGATCTACCGTGTAAGCTCCTGTTACTGGTGTTGTTACTGCCCCAGAATTTCTCTGGTCAATATTCATGCCGCCGTTGATGATGCGGTTCTTGAAGCCGTAGAACCCCACAGCTTGTGTGCTGCTGTCAGGGAACGTGACACCTGAAGTGCCGTTGATGGTTACAGTCATTACTTTGCCTCCAACGCTGTGATGCGCTCAGTGAGTGATGTGATTAGGGCTTGTTGTTCTTGAAGCTGTTTCAAAAGCAACGGAACAAACCTGTCGTATTGAACGCCATCAGCAATCGGCACATCCAACTTTGTGGACACTTGTTTTGTAACTGGCTGACCGTCAACTTCCTCAGTAACAAACGTGGTTTCTTCTGTTTTCCAATGAACTAAACGTGGGTCAACCATTGCAAGTTCTTCAGCAATAAAGCCCCAATGACCCCAATCTTTATTGTCATCAGCACACAAAGAACGATACCAAACAGGTCGAGCGTTCAAGATGTTTTGTGCGTACTGAGCTTGAATTGTTTCTACGTTAGTTTTAAACCGAGCAGATGAAGTTGAACGCTGGAACGTACCATCAGAAACTACAAACACGTTTGCAGCAGATGCTGTGGTTGTGTTGTAAACACCGATAGCGGAAATACCCGTTCCGCCTGTTCGAGCAATAGTCAGTTTGCCACTAGCATCCAGCGTCATTGCTGCGGTGAAAGTGATGGCGTTACCTGCTGTGCCAGAAGGCGCGTTGTACCAAGTATGAATGCCAGCTGCTTGTTGATAAACTGAAGCAGCGGCAGTTGTTGAGTATTTCCACCCGCCAGAACCGTTATAGGCATTTTGAGAAAAGCCGTTGTTACCTGCTGCGTAGTTTCCAGTAAAATCAATATTTCCAGCCGTACCCCAAGCACTGGGAGTAACACCCACGCCAAGGTTGCCACTAGCATCCAGCGTCATCGCCTGTGTGAAGGTAATAGCGTTGCCTGCTGTGCCTGAAGCTGCGTTGTACCAAAGGTGTTGACCAGACGATTGCAGATATAAATTTGCATAGCCAGTAGCAATGTACTTGTTGTCGCTTCCATCATGGAAAGTGTTTGTTCCAAACACCGTAGCGTTAGCGTTTGCGCCCACAAAGTAATTTGCAGTTGATCCAGCAACAGATAAAGAACGTCTACCACTACCCCAAGAACTAGGAGTAACACCCACACCCACGTTTTGAGCTGTGTCCACCGTCACCGCAGTAGTTGCAACTCCCCCCGCCGTTGTGGTTTGCAAAAGCAAGACGCCATCGTTGCCGCCTGTCTCTTTGAGGCCAGCGCTGCCGCTGGTTACGCCGTTGTCACTGAGAATTGTTGCGCTTGCCATTTAGATACCTACCTTTGCTTTGAGCGCTGCAATGTCAGCAGCTTGGGCTTGAATGATTGCTTGTTGTTCTTGGATGGCTTTGGTCAGGGTTGGAATCAACTCTTCATAGTTGATGTTCTTGTATTCAATACCATCTTCACCTGCTTTAGACAGGCCAACAGAATCCGGGAACACCTGTTCAAATTCTTGAGCGATAAAACCAGCAGCGTTTTTCTTATCAAGACCTTTGCTTTCTTTCCAATCGTATCGGCGGGGTTTAAGCGCCATTACCGTTGAAAGTCCTGTATCAATGTCACGTACGTTTTCTTTTAAGCGTTCATCTGAAATTGCGGTAATAACTACGCTTGTAGCATGAACAGTACCGCCCATATCAACATAAAAACGGTATGCGCCAGCACCAGTTGAATAAGTATTCCATTGCGTTGCGGCACTTGTGCTTGCCGCCAATGCGCCAGAAACCTCTCCGGTTGCCGCAGCGTAAAAACCAACAGTTGTTTGGCTTTTTGTTGTTTGCCCCACCAGCAAGTTACCGCTGGATGTCAATCGAGCAATTTCAGTTGTGCCTGTTGCACCAGCCATGAAATGCAGATCAGTGTTAAAAGATGAAATGTAATTATCATCTGCGGTTAAACTTGAAGAACCGTCACTGACAAACAGTTTAAAACGATCAACAGATGTATTCTGACGCAAGGTTAATCCAGAATTACCAGTAGCAGAGACAGTAATTTTTCCACCTGAAGTATTAGTCCCCACCAGCAAGTTACCACTAGCATCCAGCGTCATTGCTTGGGTGAAAGTAATGGCGTTACCTGCTGTGCCTGATGGGGCAAGTGACCAAGCCCAACCACCGCCAGCTTGGTTGTTGTAGTTCATGTATCCCGCATAACCAGTTTGCGAGTAGATGTATGTGCCAGCCGCATTGCGGTATGAGTTTGTAAATATCTCAGCAACAGCGGCAGTTCCATTAAGCGCCAAAACAGCAGCTGCACCGCCCCCAACTTCAACGGCTCGTCTGTTTGACAACCAAGCACTAGGAGTTACTCCAACGCCAACTTGTTGGCTTCCGTCAATGGTGACTGCTGTAGTAGGCGTAGCGCCTGTTTGAAGCACCAATGTGCCTGTGGTGTCCGCAGCTACCTTGTAGGCAGTCGAACTCGTTGTCGAACTTGAAATCGTGCTCATAATACTTTCCTATTAAATTACAACCCACGTCTGGCCGGACGTAACAGTTACTGTGATACCAGCGTCAATGGTGATGGGTCCGACTGAGAAGCCGTTGCTGCCTGATGGCAGAGTGTAGTCAACCGTCACTTCGGTCTTGTTGGTCTGGATCACACCGCCCGCTTGCGCACCGCCAATACCGCCCCAAGTGCTGCCATCATATCCCTCAAACTGAGCCAGCGACGAGTTGTATCTCAGCATACCCGTGGCAGGTGTGGATGGGCGTTGGGCCGTGGTGCCCGTAGTCAAAGTAAGCGCCGTGACTGCAATAAAGTCTGTGCCGTTCCAAGCGCACATCAGCGTTGAGCTGGCCGGGATAATCACCCCCGTAGTGGCCGAGCCCTTCAGGACTACCTGAGCATTGGACTGGTTGACCACCACATACGCTTTGCTCGACGATGGAGCCACAATGTTACGGGTGACGCCGGGAGTACCGGTTGGGATCAGGATCGCCATACGAGCTTGGTTGCTCAGGCCCGATCCGGTTGTAGTCAGGGTCCAGTCTGCTGAGGTGACGCTCTGAGTCGCAACACCTGCAATTGAATCCTCGCTGAGCTGCGTGATGGAGTTGTTGACGGCGCTACCCCATGTACCTGACAGCTCGCCAGTCACAGGTAGCGCAAGGCCCAACAGTGCGGTATATGCTGTGGTCACGTTTTACTCCTAGATTCTTTCATTTTATAGCCCTTTTGTTAAAACACAAGCCATATTGACCCAGAGCTTACGGTTACCGACTGCCCGCTTGCTATTGTTATCGGCCCAACAGATTGGGCGTTATATCCTACGTCTACTGTACAAGTTGTAGACACAGTTTGCGAGTTAATAAACAATCCGTTTTTTGCATTTATCGTCCCAGCCACAGCCAATGAGCCAGATGTTGGCGTTAATGTGTCACTGGTATGGTTGGTTTGAATTGTCATACGTCAGTTGCTCCAGCGTATTGCGTGAAGGTTTTGAGAACATTGTAGATTGCAGGGATCAAGTCACCCTTCAAATCTTCCATGCTGATGTAGTGAGCATGTTGGGCAACAGAAGGCCATCCCGCCTGACGAGCTTCTTCTGTTGCGTGCACTTCAACCTGAACTTGAATTTGGTCTTTTGTGCCAAAGAAGTTTGTGATGCGGGCATAAGCAGCTATTTCTGCTTGACCGTTTGTGTTGTTGATTGCTGTGATTTTGAGTGCCATGTTTACTCCTTAATAGGTCATTTCTGTTGTACGGATTTGTGCAACCCACCGGATTGTGGTTGATGCTTGCCCCGTAACTGTAATTGACAAACCGCCGTTGATTGTATCTGCTGTAATAGCTATTGCCCATGTAGAAGCGCCTGAGTCTTGAGCAACTAAGTTCAATACAGGCGTACCAACAATGGCTGTAGTTCCAACACCAGCTCCACGCTTAATTGCACCTTCAATACTCCAAGCAGAAGTGTTGCCGCCACCCGTTACCCCTGCTATTACTTCACCACGGAAATAATAGGCTGAGTTGTTGGGTAGGATTACTTGGTTTGCTCCTGATGCGGCGTTTATGTCCGTTGTAAGAACCGTTGCTGTTGCGTCTGTTGTTTGTCTTGCAAAAACCAAAAGTCTTGATTGAGAAACACCAACAGACAATGCGATGGGGCTGTAACCACTTGTAAAAACCGATGCACCAGATGTTGATCTAGAAGTTCCGTAAATACCGCCAGCAATAGTGGAGTAATCTCCATTTGCTTGATTATTTGAACCGCCAGCAATTACTGATCTTTGCCCCGATGAGATATGATTTTCACCGCCGCCCACAAAAGAAGATAGATTTGTTGATTGATTGTTGTAGCCGCCAACTGTTACTGATCTTAAATTGGTTGCAGTATTGATTATCCCACCACCAACAAAGCTCCAATCCCCAGAAGCCACGTTCCTGTTCGCAGCAGTACCAGCGTCACCACCACCACCAATGAAACTATAAGCGCCTGTGGCTTGGTTGTTACCACCACCTACTACTACTCCGTGTGGGGTGTAAAAGGATAGCGTTGATGTTGATGAGCCTGATGCGGCTTGGGATAGGGTTAGGGATGTGCCTGAGATTGCGGCAACGTATGTATCTGCGGCAATACTCGTACCTGTAATGTACTGACCTACTTTAATGTTGGCGTTAGAGGCTGACAATGTAACCGCCGTGGTTGCGTTCATTGTCCCGCTTTGGGTTGTTATTGCAGATAATGCAGTTCCGCTATTGGTGAAACCACCGCCAACAAAATTCATAAAACCAGCGGAAGTGTTACTTTTACCCCCTCCAATAAATGAATATTGACCGCTGGCATTATTTAAAAATCCGCAAACCACAGAAGCGTAAGCCGCAGAAGGCGTATTGTTGTATCCAGAACCAACAAAAGAAGCAGTTCCAGACGCAGTATTAGAGTTCCCTCCTCCGACAACAGATTGGCTGGCGCTTGCAACTTGACTTGCATTGTATCTAATAGTCTGCCAATCAACAGCGTTAGCACCCCTAGCATTACCACCTGTGGCAGTAGAATCTGTCTTTTGTGCTTGTAGCGCGCCAGTGCCAGCAGGTTGCACATAAAGTGAACCATCAGACTGTAAGCCAATGCTTGATGCTGATGTACTGGCAAATGAAAGTGTAGGTATGTTCCAAATACCAGCCGATGTCGTGACTACATACGTAGTCGCAGATGAACCAATCTCAAGTTGAGCGCCCCACAAATAAATAGAAGATGTACCGTCTCCAGCAAATGATTGGTCACCAGTTGCGTATGTATTGTTAATTTGAAGATAAATACTGGGAACGATATTAGAAGTTGCGGTTCCCGTAACAGAACATCTATACCATCCGCTACCTACAGATGTAATTGATGCAGTTCCTAAGGTTGTGCTTACAGTTCCAGCTTGTAAATCAAATACAGATGTTGCGCCAAGAGCAGTATTGCTATTAAAGTATAAATATCTATAACCATTTGCTTTTGCATAAACACTTGCAGTATACGTAACTCCAGAATATACGGTTAATGTTCCTGAAGCGTTTAAAATTCTATGCAAACCACTTGTTACTGTTGGCAAAATAATTGCAGCGGTTGTTGTGCTATCTGGTGCAGTTACTGCATTATCTGTAACCGTTACGTTTGCGCCGCCAGCACTCCAAGTCCCGTTAAATGTTTGAGAACGAGAAAATAAATTGTTTCCTGTTGTGCGAATTAAATCTGATGTACCAATCAGCGTAGTAAACGTACCAGCAGCAGGTGTCGTTCCTCCAATAACCGAGTTATCAATTGTTAAGCCTGTTAACGCACTTGACCAAGTTGGTGTAGCACCAGAGCCAGCAGACTGCATCAACTGACCAGACGTTCCAAAGTTGGTAGTGCCTGTAATGCTTGTGTTTAAACCAATAGCACCTGTTGCATCGATAACGTGAGCTGATTGACCCGTAGTCCCCCATGCAAAATAAGTCTTGAATCCGTTTCCAGAGCCAACAGTTAGATCGCCGTCATGACCAGAAAAATAAATTCCATTGTTTAACGAAAAGAAATCAGCAGGTGTGCCAGATGAATACGTAGACGAATTCATGCCGAACTCACCGTAATACGTAGAGTCAGTACCTAAGTTGTTGGAAAGAACGTAGTTTGTAGAGGCACCCGCAGTGGCGCTGCTGTTTTGGATGATGGTCTGTAAATAAGAACCAGAGATCGTCGCGCCAGAAGTAATGCCGCTATTGCTTGCATTAAATGTTAAGTTTGGCGTAGTGCTGGTTGTTGAAGTAACCGACAAAACAGGGATATTAACTACACTACTTGCATCTTGATTTACAGATTTTTCAGCAGGGTAGGTGACAAAAACATCTTTCGTGCCCGCAGGAAAATTAACCAGCGAACCGGCGTTGCTTGATGCCAGCACAGTTGTACGCGCCAGCGTAGTACCCGAAGACGTGTACGTACCAATCCCGACTTCCCAGTTGGTGCCGTTTTGGTCTGCAATCGTGTAGTACGTGGTGTTGCCGTTGCCAATAACCGCAAAGGATTGAAACCCCGTGAACGCGCCAAGCAGAGTCACTGTTCCCGTACCAGTCGTTGTGGTCGTCTCCCGTACTCGATCGGCTAAAACAAGTGCCATGTCAATTCCTTAGTAATCCACTGTATCAAGCACTTGCCAGTCAGCGGTTTCAGCATTAGCCACCAGCGTCCAACCCCCGCTTTGTGCATCTGCCACATTTTGCCAGTTTGGTGTTTGAATGTCGACGATAGTTGACCAGTACACAGCCTTGGTTGTACCCACGTATCCGCTTGCAGACAAACCCGTCAAAGCCACCGTAATGGTCTTACCCACCGACCCTGCATAACCTACAGCCACATCGCTTGTTACAGGCGCAGCCTTACCCGGATAAACAATCCCCACGGAACCTGACGACGTAAGCCCAGTCAACGCCACCGTGATGGTGGGACCAAGTGTACCGACGTAACCCTGAGCCTCATCGCCCGTCTCAACAGGCGCATCAACAGGCGTTACCGTGCCAACAAAACCAGAAGCCGATCTACCCGCGATTGCCTGAGAGGACGCTGGTACTAACGTACCGACAAACCCAGACGCACTCAACCCCGTCAGGGCCACAAACTTTTCGTTTGCTCCTAGCGCTGCATACGGGGCTTGTGCGTAAGCGGATATACCAAACATGGTCTACGGCTTTATGCCGCCTCCGCTTTAGGTTGTGGCAATACGCAACAGCGCGGTGCTAGTCGTGTTGGACGGCATCGTCAAAGCAAACGTACCCGCTGTAATAGTCTGCGAACCAAACGTGTAAACGCCAACAGCCTTGTTGCTCTGCGTCGAGTTGTACAGCAGCATCGCGTTAAAAGCAGTGCTCAAAGTCACGTTGGTATACGACACGCTGGCAGAAGGGGTCCAGTAAGCCGTGCCCGCCGTGGCCGAGGTGTTGGTTGAAGCAGGTGCTGTAGCATTGGTAACGGTCACTCCACCAGCGGTGTAGTTGGTTCCAGAAACTTCGCCTGTAACCGTGTAAGCCGTAGTTGAAGCGTCAACGGAGCCTGTACTTGTTAAATACAAAGCCGCTTTGAAAGTGTCGGCAGTGGTGGCTGCGCGGATGGGGGCCGTGCCAAAGTTGTGCGTGCCCGTGAGCAGCTCGCTCAAAAAAGAAGTGCAAAGTGATGCGGTGTTTGCCATGATGATTCCTTAAGAAAAAGTGCCCACTTCACCGCCAATAGGCAATGCTTTTTTTAAAGTAACATGCGCTGAACGGTGGACCAACTCAGCGTCTTTCCAATACTCAACCCATGTGGTCAACTCGTTGTCGTCTTCAAACAAGCCCTCTTTCTTTTCCAAAAGAGACTCATCCATATCGCCGTAGATTGTGGTTACAAGAGCCATTACGAAATCCTTATGATCGCTGAAGTGCTGGTGACAGCGGGGAACTGTACCGTAAACGTGGCGCTGCTCGACTTGTCATTGCCAAAATCTAGAACGCACACGGTTGGGTTTGTAGTCCCATTGGATTTGTAGATCAGAGCACCACGAGCTGTGATTGCGCCATTCCACACAGCGTTGTCAAAAGACAAATACGTGGTGGCCGCGCCCGTTTGGTTTCCTATCGTCGGAACTTGGCTGACCACCAGCGTAGCACCGCCCGCCGTGTAGCCAGTAGCAACAACTTCACCAATCGACGTATACGCAGTGGTCGTAGCATCCAAAGAAGCGGCGTTGGTGTACAGAGCGATCTTGTAGACGTCTGTGGTTCCAGTGTTGAAGTTGAATGTTCCATCAAGGATGCCAGTCTTGAATGTGTTGGTTGTCCAGTTGCCCGTAAAAGCCATCACTGCACCCCGTTATTCTGAGGTAGGGCAGGCATCCTAAACTGACCACTACGATACGCATCGCTGCGCTCCAGACCATCGCCCAGACGTTTAGCCAAGCCAAGAGCTTCCATGTACTTCTGGTTGTACAGCTGGATGAGATCGGCTTCGCCTTTCATGAACGTGTAAGCCTCAACCAAACAACCGTACAGCAGCACGGTGTCAAAGTTGTCGCCCAGCCAAGTCTGACCAGAAGTCGCAGTCGTGATCGACTCGGGGTAGTAGTAATAATGCAGCTCTACGCTGTAAGCAGCATCGGGCGTGGGGCCAACGATGAATGTCAGCTCATTTGTAATGCCTGAAACAGGGGACACAGTCGGCCCAAACAAAGCGTAATACTTGGGCAGGCCCGTGTCTGTTGGGATCGGATACGCCTGACGGATGAAGTTCACGTCCTTGTTCAACAGGTACTCATACGACCCATCGACATTGATGACCGCCAACGAATAGGGAGCCAAGAAGTCGTCAGGGCACGAGATGTACTTGTTGCTGGCCGTTGTCACCCCTGTTGCGTTCTTGCGCAATGAAGGGAACTGAATCGAGTTGTAGATGCGTTGCTCAGCTTGCTCAATGAAGCGGTTGATCTGCTGTGTGGATGTCACAGTAGACGCGTCGGCGAGCGTGATCGTCGGAAAATTGTTTTCCGTATACGTCTGAATCGCAGCTACAAGCTCGGTATATGTCATGCCATCGGGCCTCTAGACATTACGCCTTTGGTGGCCGCGCCAGTGCCACGCATCTTGATGCCGTCAGTCTTGATCTTCTCGTCGCCAGCAGATTTGCTATATTGACCAAGAGAGACATCGGCAGTATCAAGTTTGCTGCGGTTTGGTGGGAAACCCGGATTGGTTCCAAACTCCACAGGAGCTTGAGTCATTTT